TTGTGGCTGATCGTTGAGGAGTGGATTTTTTTTTTCACTATCATCTTGCTCTTGCTGATCATAATAATTGTAGTACCTTACAAGTGTAGCTACGTCTGAAAACTTACCACTAGCGCCTTCATTATATTTTTCTAACAAAAGATCAAAGTTACCACTATCAAAAGCATCTTGGTTTTCTTCCCTAATTTTATTAAGCCTATTTTTTATATAAGGATTTCCGTTTGCCATAACCTAGTTCTTTTTACCTGAAATTTGTTGCAATCGTTGCATTGTTAAATAAAAAGCATGTGTGTTGCTAATATTTGCTTGATTCGCATAACCTTGAAACATTTGCTGTAATCCTTCAGATTTTTTTGACATTAACTTAATGAGTTGTGGTATTTGTCCATCAGGAATTAGATCTGTAGGTAATTGTTGTGTTTCTTTTGTGGTATCTGTATCTGCTATATTAGTTGATGTTTGCGCTCCTTCTTGGGTGAAAGTATCAGCTCTTCCTGATGCTTTTGTAACACCTTGAACTGTGTTACCTATAAGTCTAACACCAATAGGTCTTTTGGGCCAATGTTTCTCTAGTTCTCTAGGGTTTGAAGCTTCGTCAGGATTGTCTGGCATTTCGTATTTTGTATTCTCAACCCTTTCATATGTAAAAGCAACACCATTTATACCTGTTAATTGTCTACCTGAACCACCAGAATTTTTAACTGCTGTAATACCTAATTCAGATAAATCAGATGAAGTCATGTCTACCCCTATACCAAAAGAAGCCATAGCTATGTGTCCACGTTCTATGTTATCTCGCATCTCATCCTCATCTGTTGTTGGAAGTCCATTTTTACCCCCAAAACCTGTTGATCTAACATTACCATTTATATATAAATCAGAATTATCGGCTTCAAAATTACCTAAATTATATTCTTGCTCTATTACTTCGCCAGCTTCGTTTACACCTTTCTTCATACCAAATAGAGCTTGATTTACGGCAGGTGGATATTTAATGTTAGCCGCTTCTTGATTAAAAGCATTATCGTATTGTTCTCTTGCTTCTTTCGCATTCATACTATTTACAGAAAGTCCAGCAAAACTTATATCGTTAAAACCAAATGATTTTTGGTTTGTTCTTCCTGTTGTATTATTAAAAACAGAAACTTGATCTTTTTCCGTGTTGAAAGTTTGGGTTAAATTTCCTGTCATGGTTACACCATATTCTGTTCTCGCAGGCGCAGGTGAAGGTGTTTGTTTTCTAAATTTAGTGAGGTTTTCTTCAGTTTTTTGTCCGAAAGCACCTAAAACAGCATTTTTAAAATCTGCTCTTGCATTTTTTCTTGCATCTTCACCTAATTCCAGTGTACCATCTTCATTTATAAATATTCTATTTGTGTCTTCTACAAACTTATTAGTCTTCTTGTCAATATACCCTCTTTTACCTGTTGGATTTCCATCCTTCATTTCTATCATTCCAAACTTAACACCCATTTTTGAAGCATAATCTATGACTTTTTGTTTATCATTCGAAAAATTATCTAAATACGACTCCAAAGATTTGTCAAAATCATCAGACTGTTCTGTAATGTGTCTTGTAAAAAGCCCCATATCAGCTAAAACTTGATCCGACCTATACCTTTCGCCTCCTATCTCAAAAGTTTTTTTTCTTTCAGCATATGTTTTTCTAAACTTTTCTATATCAGCGACAGCGTCAAACTTGTTTACTTCTTGTATTTTGTTTACAGCTGATTGTTTGTAGTTCGATATAATCTGAACTTCTTCCTCATCCCCACCATAAGGATTTATATCTATACCACTTGATATAAGTTTGAAGTTACCGTTTTCGTCAACATTAATGTTATAAGAAAGATTTTTATTAACTGTAGCTCCAACAGACTGTAAAAAAGCCTCTTTTGTTACATCAGAAAGCTGATCATTTTTTTCATACTCCTCAAGAGTTTTATTTACTAAATTTATTTGACCTGACCATATTTTTGAATTATTAACAAGATTATTTTTGAATTTATTAAAATCATTTATAGTGTACTTTCTTGTTTTTATCTTACCGTTTCTTGTAGTATATGGCACATCTTGACCAATCATATTTTTTCGATCAAACAATTGTTCCTTAGCCGAATAAGCTAAATTACGTGTAGCATTATCAATGTCACTTATTCCAGTATTTTCAAAATCTTGTGATTCTTGAGCTTCTTTGGTATATTTATCTAGTCTTTCTTCGGCTTTCATTGCTAAATCAATAGCTTCATCAAAACCTTTTTCTAAACCTCTACCTATTTCACCAAAATCTTCAGTAATAGCAGCAGGTGGACCATAATCATAAGATCCCCCAGAAAGATAAGGATTTCTTCTAGTCCTCCCTCTATCAAACGCATTTGGTAATCTTCTATTTCCGTTTGCCATATTATCTATATCGCCTTCTAATAATCGAACCCATCTAACCCAGCACTAATGGCGCCTTGTTTTAATTCCATGTTTCTAGCTGATACGATAGCACCACCCATATCACCAATACCACTAAATATTTGATTTTTTGATGCAGCAAATTGACCACCAGCTTGCGCTAATTGACCTCTATATCTTGCTTCACCGACACCATATATATTTGCTTGTTCTTCAGCTATCAATCTGTTTTTAGAGTCCATTTTTTCATCCATATCAGCGCCTATTCGTCTAAAAGCATCAACTGCTGACTCATTTAATGTACCTATACCTCCAACTATAGCTCTTGTACCAGCCCCTCGTAAAGCCTCTGTTTGGTCTTTTAATCTTTTTTCTATTTGTTCCACTTGCATTTCTTGAGCCTCTGTACTTACTTGTAAAGCTTCAAAAGCATTGAGAGGTAAAGCTTGAGCTTCTAATCTTTTCATTTTTTCTCTAGCTGCCTTTGCGTTGACTATACCGTCTATGGTTTTGTACAACCCTCCTGCAATCTGAGTACCCATGGCTATTGCTGTAAATGGATCCATATTAAATAGTTTTTATGCAAATATACAAATTTTAAAGGTTACTCTTTGTAACTTCACTGTCTACACCATAAAGCTCAACAGGAGATGTACTATTGTTAGTAAGCTTAATTTTAGCGTGATAACCTCTTACTCCTTCAGACTCTGCAGTTTGATTTTTTGCAAACAATATAAAATTACTTGTAGTTGCTGCAGTCGAACCATCATGAGTTATAACATCACCAGATATAGAATTAATTACGCCTAGTAAAGAAGGTGTACCTATTGAGCTTCCTGACACTGTAGCTTGATATAAATTATCACCAACAGAGACTATGCCTGATTCTAGCCCTGTTACGGTTACTGTTGATGTTGTAGATGAGGCACAAGTTCCTACACCTTGAACACTTAGTTTTTTATAGTCTACTGAAGTGTTGTCATTTCTTACATATCCATAATACATTCCTTCTTTTTTCTGAAATGAATCTTTGTTTACAAAACCCTTTTCATTTTCTGTCTCAATCGTAGCGTCCCAATTATTACTGTCTCCTTCGGTTTTCAAAGCTCTATACATTTTGATATCCGATGGGCTTTCGTTAGCCGCAAATTCAATTACACTATTATAATCTACACCATAATAATTGTTTCTCTGATTTTCTACAATATGATGGATATATAATTGTCCATCTTTAAAAGTAAAAAAAGAATCATTTAAGTTCTCAATCCAATCTGGTATAAAACTATGAAACGTTGGAAAGCCTTTTGCTGATTCACTATATGATATTGTATTTTCTGCCATTATTCTGGATTTACTGTTACTGTTGCTGATCCAAACGCATTACTAGAAGCTTTTATTGGATCTATTTCTATTTTATATGTCCCTCGATCTAAATTTACAACTTTTGATTGTACAACATCACTACCAGTACCACCATATCTTGAAGCTTTGTTTTCTACGTAAGGAATTACACCTGTTTGCAAGGGAAACTCTATAACAGTTTGTTTCGTTAGGCCTACTGTTTTTAAAACCCTAGCCGCTGCATTTATGTAATTACCAGTTGTTAATTGTAAGGTAAATTTAACCTCTACTGACCCACCCCCTGTTACCTGAAAGACTTTTGTAACTGGTATATCGAAGCCAGGAGTATGCGATAAAGACGCGTTTGATCCTGTAATTACAGCAGCTTTTGTTGGTTCAACTCCATATGTGCTTCCTGATGAGCTGATGTCACAACATTCAGTACAACTAGCAAATTTATCTGATGCTGCATTAAATACAATTTCGTTTGCTGGTCTTGGACTGACAATAGACATTATTTCCCAACAACAAGTGCTATTTGCTGTTTTTACAACATCTCCTACATTAAATTGAGTGACTGACCTTAAAAACCTATCATCTGAATCATAACATCCTGTAGCCAAATAGTGATATTTGTTAATGTCAATATCGCTAAAACCTTGTACTACCTGACCTTCTGTGACATTAATTCCTGGTCCAAAAACTGTCTGTGGTCTTGTCATACTATTTACATTCACAACACCTCCAGGATTTAACTCCCCTTCTACTATAAGGCCATTTTCACAATTCTTGTAGTAATAGCTAACCTCCATAAAAGCTTGGTCAATTCCAGGTTGGTTTTGTAAATAAATATGTGATATTTGATATGTTTTACACTCCCTTTCAGACACATCTCTCGTAAAACATGGGGTACAAACTGTGCTTTGATCTGGTGGCGGCTCTTCTACAACGCCTACTGGTGCTGGAACAACTTCGACACCTACTGGAGAAGGTGTAGGGGTTATAACGGTTTCAACTTCATATTTAGGACAAGAAGACTCGTCAACATACGGAGCTATATAATCCGCCTCTCCTGAAGTATTATTTTTTACTTCTGTAGTCGGATACCCATTAATATATTTTCGTAATTTTGTGACGACTTTTTGACCTGTCCTTAATGACATCGTTTACTTTTTTACAAAGATACTAAATTAAGAAACCTGCTTTTTTATCCATTCATAGGTTGGTTTCAGTCCTTCCATTAAAGTGTATTTTGGTTTCCACTTCAAAAGCTTATAAATCAATTTGTTATGAGAATTTCTACCTCTGACCCCTAAAGGTCCATCTATATGCTTGACTTTCAAATCTTTACCAGATATTTTTATAACTGCATAAGCTAATCCGTTGATAGTTACCATTTGTTCTGATCCTATATTTATCGGACCACAAAAATTATCTTGTCTCATAAACTTAATCGTTGCATCTACACAATCCTCTATATACAAAAAAGATCTTGTTTGTTTTCCATCACCCCAAATTTCTATTTCATTATCCCCCTCTATCGCTTTTCTACATAAAGCTGCAGGAGCTTTCTCTTTTCCATCATTAAAAGCACCATATGGTCCATAAACATTATGATAACGAGCTATTCTGATTGTTATATTTTTATTACGCTTTGCAGCTAAATACAACCTTTCACTAATTAATTTTTCCCAACCATACTCTGAATCTGGATTGGCTGGGTATGCCGTTGATTCTTCTGTAGTGTTTTTGTTTGGATTGGTTTGATTTTGTTGAGGATAAATACAAGCTGAACTTGAATAAAAAAATCTTTTACATCTACTATTTAAATTGTCAATGATATTACAATTAATACGTAAAGAGTTAATCATTATGTCTGAATCATTTTCTCCTGTAAATATATATCCAGCTCCACCCATATCTGCAGCTAAATTATAAACCTCATCCCATTCTTCTCCTGCAAAAGCAACATCCACATCATAAGAGTGACGTAAATCTAAACTTACATAATGATCACATATATCTTCTTTTTTAAAAAAAGACGGCTCTTCTTTTATGTCTGCTACCCTAACCCAGTTTCCTTCTGATTTTAATCTTTTTGCAAGGTGTCCTCCAATAAATCCTCCACCCCCAAGCACTAATATGTTTTTACTCATTTCTCCAATGTATATCGTATAAATTACACCATTGATATTGCTCTTGATTCCAAGGTAATATCGTATCATCTAATTTAGGTAATTTAAAATTAATTCCTTCTCTACTAAAATCTTTTTTACCAGAAAAACCTCTCATAATATGAATTGCATCAGAAAATGTACTCCATTTTGTGCCTAAAAAAATATCTGCTTCTGCTGGTATGATATGGTCTAAAGCTAAAGCTTCATATTGGTCTAAAAAATTATAAAAAGTTTCTCTAAAATATATTTTATAATCAGGCGTCAAAGAATTAAAAACACTTTTATTAACCTCATCAGTTGCTATGTATAAATTAGACCCTTTAGGTATTCTTCCATCCAACATCTGTTTTAAATTTTGTATTAAATCTATTGTATCAGATGTATGTGTGTTATTAAAATCTCCTGATCTAAAATGTATAGCGTTAAAATTGCCTAAAATATTTAAAGCTTTTTTTGCTAAACCAAAATATTCTTTTTTAAACACAACACCTCTGCCAATCTTCTGTTTAATTAAATTTCTAATCTCTTTATTTGGTCCATACACATGATAATAAAAATGTGAAAATAAATTTCTTGGGAAATGTATAAATTTATCATCTACATTTAAATCGTAAACACGCCTGTTTCCACAAAAATTTTGCAAATCCTCTTTATTTTCCATATCACAAACTAAAACTTCATCTTTTGATGGGTCTTTATTATAACCCCAATCTTGATATGGGTAATCTTGAAACAAAAAACATTTAGCTATTTTGTCTATGCCAGAAAAATAATGTGTGTTGTTTCCTAAGTTTTCATATTCTGGTACATCAAAAAAATCGACACAATCAAATTCTTTTGTAAATGCATTTTTATCTAAAATATTCCATGCATTTAAAAATGTTGATTTATTTTCGTGTTGACTAAAAAATAAACAATATTCTTTGTAAGGTAATATTAATTTTCTTCCAGTTATAACTGAAATTGCCGCAGCTGTTTCATAAGACATTCTTTGATTATTCCAGCCACCCCACCAAGGAGAAAAAGAAATATATTTAGTTTGCTGGCTCATAAATCCAGTCCTTCAACTTGTAATGAACATAAAAATTTCTGTAGTATGTGCCTGTAAACAACTCTTCTCTTCCATGCTCACAAGTAGCAGATTCATATAACAACATTTCGCCAGGCTCTAACAATACTTTTTGCCATATACCATTATGATCTTGTATATCTAAAGGCCAATCGTCTCCATATTCTTTATTAGCACATCCACATTTCAAATCTTTATCAACCATAATAATTCCTGAAATATGATGTGTCTCTATCCTATCTCTGTGTTTTACAAGCCCAGCTCCTCTTAAATAAGAACGTATTCCATATATAAATGTTGGTTCTAAATTAACTCCGCAAAACTGCTCATGTATTGGTCTAAGCGCTTGATGAAATGCATCTCTTTTTTCATGAACATTACCTAAATCCATAAGGGTACTAGAAACTTCATTTGGTGATGGTATGACGCCTTTTTTATTTGGGAAATGTTCCTCTGTTTCAAAAGGCTTTACCTCCTCATACATTTCTTTTACTGTATTCCACAAATTGTCTGATAACTTAATTACCTCATAACCTCTTTCAGAAAACCTAGGTATTTGCTCATAACTACTAAATGTTTTTGAGTTCAATGGTCTAACCTTTGTTATTTTAGTTTTGTGGTGCTCCTTTGATAATTTATCGTCTAAAAAAGGATCCCAAATATTTTCTCTCCACCAAGAAGTAACAATGTATTTAGTTCCCTTTTCCACCTCTACACCCTCGTGCATCATGTCTTTTTGAAGTTCTCCATTCTTCATGTTTTCCCAGATTAAAACTGACCCTTTTTTTGCTTTTATATGTTTCTTTATGTCTGGAAAGTTTGTTCCCCCACCTTCAAAATCATCATTTAAATAAATCATGACTGTTTTAGTCCTATTGCCAGAAGCTAAACAGTGATTTGTATATGAATCACCCTCAAAAAAATCATAATGTGGTTTGAAAAATTGCCCTGGTTCATATTTCTGACCTTGTAAATCTTCACCCATTTCTATTGGGTATCCTATAAGGTTAGCTACTTTTTCTTTAACTTCTACTACTAAAGGGTCTTCTTTAAACAAATTACAGGTGCTTGAAGTTCTAAATTCATCATTAGTAACTGATCTATCACTTCCTGTTCCTGATACACTTGAACGAACATTATGAGCGTCTATCATTTTTATTAGACTATCGCATTGCTCGTCACTTAAAAAAGATTCGATTATTTGCAACATTTTATTAAATTTAAATTCATTTATACTATCTCTCCTCCGCCTGAACCTGTTCCTGAAGTACAGTCATAAGTTCCTTGCTCAACAACTTTGCCGCTGCCATCTATCCTCCAATAAGCATATGGATTTTGTGTTGGATCAGCAACATATGGGATTAAAGATACGATATAATATAGATTTTCGCCATCAATAGGCTGTCCATTTCGACAAACGTATTTACCTGCAGCTGATGCTAAAGTGCCGCCTGAAAATAAATACACGCTGTTTACAGAAACTGAACTGCCACAAAAATCTGATTTAGCTAATTGTCCTGAAGACAAAAAGACATCTACATTATTTCCTGTACAAGGCATGTTTGGTGCAGCAACACAACTGTTTACAGTTATTATTTTACCATTACTAGTTCTGAAAACTTTTGTAGTTCCATTTACCTTATAATAACCATCAGCAATAGTAGTAGTTCCACAATCCGTCCATACTGTTGTTCCGATATTAGGGAATAATGCTGCTGTAGAATCATGCCTTATTGTTTGTGTAAGATTTGTGTCCGCACAAGCTGTATTTGTATCTGCTTGTGTTGTTGCAGAAACATTTATTTGCTCATAAAAACATTGTGTTGGTGTAGGATTTTGTGGTGCTACAGGTGTTGGAGGTGTAGGGGCTACAGGTGATGGCGTAGGGACTACAGCAGATCCATTAACAAAACAAGTGTCTGAATCTAGAAATGGTGGAATATAATTAGCGTCTCCAGCCGCATTTCTTTTGACTGTTTTTGTAGCTTTTCCATCTACATACATCCTTAATTGTGTTACAACTACTTCTCCTGTGTTTGCCATATTGCAAATTTAATTATTTATCACGTACAAGTTCCATTGTTAGTTAAAGTCAAATTACTTCCTATAGAAGATATTCCAGCTGCTCCAGCATTGATACACCTATCAAAACTATCTCCATAAGGAATAGTGTTTGTTGTATAAGATGTAGTGCCACAAGGTTGATATGTTATTGAATTACTTCCATAACCTCCATTATTTGAAATCTCATAATTTATACATAATGGTGCTGTTGGTACTGGTACTGGTACTGGTACTGGTACTGGTACTGGCACTGGTACAGGAACTGGTGTTGGTGGAGGTGATCCAGCAGATATAGTTACAAAGAAATCTTCTGCTTCTTGACAACAACCTCCTGCGCCTCCTTGTCCAGAGGTATTGTTTGCTATAACTCTAAGTTGAGCTGTACCAGCTGCTAAAGCAGACCAACTTAACGTAGATCCTGAAATACTAGCGCTAATTAAGTTTGATTGGAATACATGAACCCAACTAAATGAAACATTAGTTCCACTCATAGATATTGTTCCTGTTTGACCAACAGTAGTACTAAAGTCTGATATACTATTTATATCTCCTGGACAATCAGTACAAGCTACTGGTACTGGTGTTGGTGGTGGTGAAACTGGAACTGGTACTGGCACTGGTGTAGGCGCAGAAACTCCTGATGCCGTGTCTGTACAAGTAGTAATTGTTGCGCCTGCATTTGCATATCCAGAAGGCACAGTAATATTCGCTGTATAAGTAGTTGATCCAGACTGATATGTTGCAGGACTAACGCTATTTAAAGTTCCTACCGATACAGTAGCATCTGTTCCTATTGAAATTGTTGCTCCAGTTGTGCCATCTGCCAAATTAAATAAAGCAGTAGTACATGTAAATGTTGGAGCTACTGGCACTGGAACAGGTATCGGCACTATGTCTTGCTTACAATAATATTTATCTGGCCTCCAATCTTTTGCTCCTTTTGAACAGTAATAATCATCTTCTCTCCATTCTATAATAGGGTCTTTTATTGACAATATGTAGTTATTATTATGAGGATCGTAACCACCAATAAGCTTTTTATGATTTCTTGATCTTATGTTTTCTCTAAACCAATCCCTCATTCCATACCTAGATATTTCTTCTAGCCCATTACTACCAAGCCTCATTACAGTACCCCTTCTTTCATCTGCAAAATAAATATCATTAAACCATTTTGCTAATGATGATGCTGAACTTGATATTCCGTATTCACCTAAAAATGCAACCTGTGATCCTAAAACCTTTTCTGACTGCACTACTTCTCCCCCACCATCCTGTGTTGCTAAAACTGATTTACCAAATAATATTTTAGATATTTTATTTTCTTGAAAAACAATCAAATCAGTGTCCCTTGACTCTATTTTCATTATTTTTCCAAACTGATCATCTATATCTCTATAGTTTATAAGTGATAAGTTAAATTCATTTAATGCATTGTAATTTGTACTTTGATTATAAACACCACTATAGGTCAACGCCGCAACTCTTTTATTTTCTCTATATCCAGAATAATTTGTTAATGCTCTAGCATTTGTCAACATTTTGTTTCCTAGAAGGCTGTCTTTGTGCTTAAAACTTTCAACGCCATTACCCCAAGAAAAACAATTAAACCAATCTATAGTCACTAAAGCAGATTGCTCTTCGTCTTGTGATTGATCTGTATCTGATCCTTGATGAAAACCCTCTTTGTCTATGTTATATGTTTGACCTATTTCATAATAAATATTATCATTTAAAACTTCTGGCTTGGTTTCAAAAACTAATATAGATCCGTTTGTTTTTCTTGTAACAAAACTCCAAGAGCCTTCAGAAAAACATTGCCTTCCAAAATCACTGGTTTGTCTGAGCTCAGAATCAATAATCATATATAATGAATCATTTACATTGTTAGTTATTGTCAGACCAGTACTATACATTTCTCTATTTCCACTAATTGATGTTTTCGGCACACCTCTTCTCCATTTTATTTTTGCTTCTGCAATATCAAGAGTCATTTCATCTTTTATCACTTCATGCCAAAATTCTTCGATATTTGGATAATCTTTACTTGCTGTGTAACTTGCATTATGAGTTAAAATACCTCCTCCAGCGCTACTTCCTTTATATTCTTGATAATATATTCTCAAGACCGATCCCACGCCAATAAGTTCGTTTTCAGGATACCCTCTATATATCATTTGAGTTCCAGAGTTTTCAGAAAAAGAAAAGCTTGTCCTACCATTCACAAACCATTTATCTCCAACTGTATGCCCTGTGGTTGAGCTAAAATGAACTGATAAACCACCACTCAAAGCTTGTGCGCTAGTTGTCATAGTAACATTTTCAGTATACTGTGTTGTTCCTGTTGGATCATGAACTCTCCATTTAAAAGTATCGGCGCTTCCTGTAGTAGACTGAACTACCACTTCAAATCTCTGATCTTCTGTAACTCCTGATGGAGCTCCTGAAACAATTAAATCATTTTGACTCAAAGCTGCCGTTGCATAAAAATTAGGCCCTTCAAAATAATTTACAGTGTTATCATTGTCGATCCTATCTCTAGATTTATTACCAGTATGGTCGTGATATTCCCAAAACAATTTATCAAAATTACTATCGTTTATAGAGAATTTTGTTGGCTTTAATTTTATATATGTCCCCTCTTCTTGTAATATTGCTATTGAATTTGTTGTATCTAAAAAGTTTCTTTCTTTTTGTGCAAACTCTACAATTTTTGTTTCAACATACCTGTCTAAAATCCCTGATGTATCTGATTTCACAACCAAAAAATCTCCTTCTTTAAATTTATCTACATCCGATTTTTCTACTTTAACAAAAACAAATTCTGAATCTACATGAAATATTACTGGTGTAATTGTGTCATATGTAGTTTCAGTTTCTTTAACAAAAGCTCTATAATATTTTGCCCAATAAGGTGCAACATGATTTATTGTTAACTGAATAGTGTTTTTGTTTTGAGAATCCTCTGCTGGAACATGAACGTTATTTCCTTCGCAAGTTTGAACCGTTGACATTCTGCCATACTCATCTAAATAAACCAAACCTACCTCGTAATTTCTATTACTTTTTATACTACGTTGAGCTACTCCTGTTTGTATTGGATATGAAACTTTGTTAACGGTAAAATCAAATTTTATTTTTTCATTTCCAAAATGATAAAGGTTATAGTTTTCTGTATAATTTCCATATACCAACCTATTCCCAATAACATCCATAGTTTCTGCTTTCAATGGAACATTATCATATAATCTTGTTGATTCGTCTGAAGCTAAAACTGTGCTTACCTTTGGACTTGAAAATTTAAATGTATAGTCCTCATCATTACCAAGTTCAAGTAATTCTTTATTAAACTTTTCTACAACATATAATGTTGTGGATTTTGACTCTCTATATACAAGCTCAATATCTGTGACTCTAGAATCTCCTGTTTTAAATGTAACCAAAATCTCATTAAAAGCATTTTCCATTGATTCATTAGTAGCCTGCTCATAATCATAGAAAAACTCTTTTGCTAAAAATGAATAGTTGCTAAAAGGACTGAGAGCGCTATACTCTCCATCTAGATATTTGAATCTATAGCAAAATTGAATAAATTTATCTTTTATGTAATTCTCTTTTAAAGTTTGAGAATTGCTTAACCTAGCTATTGGGCTATATATCGGTGGAGCTTTTATTACAGAAATGTCTTGTTCTATAAAATTATTAGCCCCATACGTTTTTGCTCTATCTATGTTTATTTTTCTTGGTGGATTCTTTCCGTCTGTCCAAACTAAAAACTTTCTTTCGTTTTCTGTATCAATAATTATTTTAGCGCTATGAATATATCTGTTCTTGTCAAATTTTAAAACTCTATCATTACCTGTTCTAGTATCCTCTAATATTATAGACGCGCTTTCTTCTGTCCTACTATACTCGCATATATAGGAACAAGTATCTGTTGCAACAAACCAATATATTTTGTGAGATGAATCGTCAGCTACAGACCCTATTGTCACAGGATTTCCTCCATGAAAAGATAGGGCGGTAGGATAAGCTAAAAAATTCCTTGGTGTATTTTTTACAACTCCTGTATCGCTATCAATAGCATTAGCTACGTTTATATTTTCGGCATGAATATATTCATCCTTTTTTAATAAACGCTCATCCGTATCTTTATTCATACGGCCAGAAAGGAAGATGTTTTTTATCTTCATTATTTAATCCACTTATTCTTGCCTTTTAAACGCTGTACTAAATTATCCATATTAATGTTCATCAGCCTGATTTTAGCATTTTTTAATTTTGCTGATGCTGATTTTTGAGTTCTTCTAACAATATACTCTTGAACACCGAACTTAGTTTCTAATATAGAAGCTTGAAGATATGCATAAATATAATCCTCTGCAAGTTTGTTAATTTTAATTGTTGTGTCTGTCGATCCGAATAAACCATCTGAAATATATTCTAAAACAATAATATCTCCATCTTGTAGATCAGAACTAAATTTTATCACTCCTGATTTTTTATCTATCAAATACCTTCCATTTTTATTAGCAAGTCCTGTTTCCATACCATATCTACCACCTGAATGCTCATCTTCTAAAGAATCTATATCTTTTTGTTTTGTGGGATTTAGAGCCATTCTTGTTTCAGACAAACTTGTTCCTTGCTGTAATGCTCCATCGCTATCAAAAGTAAAGTCTGCATTATCATCCTGCAAAAATGCTTTTGGTAAAGCGTTGTGTGGATTTTCTGTCATAGGATACAATCTTCCGAATTCATCTATAAAAGAAACTCTTACTAATTGTACAAAATCCTCTGGCATAATTATTTTTAAATTAGACCCTAACTCTATCTCCATTTGTACAGTCTCTTTAAGAGCATTGTAATTTAACTCTTGTATAGCTCTTTTTGCATGGTGCACCACTTGATATCTAGGAATATCATTTATAATTTTTTCATCACCTACATACATTAACATAAAATTGTTTATCACATCTGTAAGATTTACAAACTGATATTGTCCATGTTTAGTTGAATCTTGATAATACTGTTGAGAGGTAGCCATATATCTATGTTAAATTTTCTTTTTCAAATTCTTTTACATCTTGGTTTTCTGCTGTGTTAACCACATCTTCTGCCCTGATACTGACACCAGCATATCTTAATATTTTTACAATTAATTGTGTCTCTTCTTCTGGATGTAATTCAAAATCTTGATGATCTGTTGCGCTAGCATTATAAATCGGATCGCCTGCAGCTGTTGTGAGATAAGTCCATTTTGGATCAACTGGAGTTCTATGGTAAACTAAACATAAATATTTTCCTGAAGCAAGATCAGGTGAAACTTCTAGTTCATTTCCAAATCGAGTATATACTTTGTATTTATCAGATGGAGAAGCTAAATTAGCTTGTTTTAAATAATAAAACTCAGTTTTATTTACCTCTTCAGCTAAATCGTTATCACACAAAACACTATCTATCATATATAGATTTGTAGGCAAAGTGTATCTATTTGTAGTTCCGCTTACTATTGGTAATTGATCAACTTTCGTAGTAAAGATGTCAAGTTTATGTCTGATATCTTTGATTTCATCAAACGCCCCTTTTGACCCTCTTCTTTGGTTTTTTGCTACAACTGCTTTTCTGTGATTATCAAAATATTCTTGATATATTTCTAATTGCGCAGCTTTAGCGTAAAGGTTAAATTCGAGAGGCGATATGAAACCGCTGTTATCTTTATCTATAATTGATAGTACGGTATTTCTTACGCTATTAATCATTACTCAATTTTTAACAAATTTACGAAAAAAAGAAACCCCTCATGTGAGGGGCTTTCAAAGAGGGAGAAAGTATTTATAGCTTCTTAACTATAGCTTCCATCAAATCCATGCCCTCATCTGTCTTGAAATATGCCGATAATTCTCCTATAGGATTTTCGCCAAACTTCACAGTAAGAACAGTTTGTTGAGTCTTGTCGTTCCAAACAACAGTTCTATTATCATCTTTTATTGCTAACACTCCTGAATCTATAGAACGTATAGCTAGATTTCTTAGTTTTATATCTGGATCATTTGCATAATCAATAAACTCTTTTGGATTGTCTTTTGCAAACAAAAGCATATCTCTTTTTAATTCTGCTGATGTCATTTTATTTACATCAGATCTAAAAACTATTCTACCGATTGCTTCTAACTCTTCTATAGGCATATCTCTAGCCGCAAGTTGAGCATCCAAAGCATACTCTTCTGCTTCTAACTCTTCTTTAGCATCCCTGTTTGGATCCCATTCTTCATAAACTCTATCCTTGTCAGGATGCAAAAGGCTTAAAAACTTTTGTAGATTTACATTAGCTGCTGGTACAACAAGCTCTCCATTTTCAAATTCTATCGCTTGTGATATTACATACCCATCTTGCTCATCCATAAAAGGCGTAGTTGAATTTGATGCATATCGTAAAGGACGATAATTTTCTCCATCAAAATACTGTAAAGGTTTATTAGGATGATGAGACGATCTAAGTAAATATGATATTGGGCTAGCGTTACCTTTTAAAATGTAACGTCTTTCTTTGACCACCCATGAGTCTTTTTTTTTCGCACTAGTTCGTGCTGTTTTCGTTGTAGGCATTTTATTTAAATTTTATTAGATTAAAAAAAAAGAGGGGGCGTTAGCAGGGCGTTTACATGCTTGGCAATACCCCCTCTTAATACAAATTACTTCATGATAACGAAGTTATTCGCTCCCATAACACATAGTGCTCTTTCACTTAAGAAGTGAACTTGCATTGCGTCTAGGTCGCTACTCATTCCAGCTCCGCCAGCAGAACCAACTACCCAAGTCTTATACTTTCTGTCTTCAGCTTCACTCTTTCTAAAACGTACGTGTAAGAAAGGTCTTTTAGCGTTTTTACCAAGTACTTGATCATAAACAGTTGTAGTACCAGCAGGAACTACGATACCATCGATATCACCGATTGCTCCTCTAGTTGTAGCATCATTTAGATATTTCCAGTCAGTTTTGTAAAAATCATAACCAATATTAAATCCAGCAAATCCTAAATTTAAAGCCATGTCTTTATCATTGTCAAACAAACCGAAAGATGCTCCTGAAGAACCAAAGTTATTTTGAGCCGCTAGCATATTGTCTATTTCAAAAGACTTATCTCTAGCAGAGAAAATAACGTTTTCTTGAATTGCACCTTGCTTATCTAAAACTTTTACAATAGCTTCTACGTCTGTTTTTGCAGCAATAGAACCTGTAGCAACGTTTCCTCTATTTTCAACTTCATGGAATAAACCTTTTGTACCATTGTAACCAGCAGTCGCAGCAGCTGATCCAGATGCAGCAGGCTCACCTTCAACCATAGCAGTCTCTAAGTAATCTTCAAAACGTAGTCTTGTTTCATGCTCAGATTTTAAATACCATAGATATCCAGTAGCTCCATTCTCTGTAGTAACTTCAATCCAACCCACTTGTGCTAAATCAGAACCAGCAACTTCATACTTGTCCTTGATTATAATAGGGTTGTTTTCGAAGATAACAGGGTTAGCTTCTAAACTTCCATCCATTCCGTTAGTTCCTTTTTTAAATTCAGAACCATAAACGAATACAGTTAGTCCAGTTGTTCCAGTCATTCCTGCAGCAGTTAAATTAGCTGCACCGTAAGCAGAAACAGTAAATGCGTTTCCGTTAGCGTTTACAGAAGTAATTAAAGCTTTGGCAGTGTTAGTACCATCAGAAATGATTACAGTTTGATTCAATCTAAAAGGGTGACCAGTTGAAGTAATAACTTCTCCACTTCTTGTGGCACTCTTAACGATTGTATGCAAACGTCCTTGCTCTGTCCATTTGATAAGGTCAGAGTTAGAAGGTATTTCAGCTCCTACTAGTCTTAAAAAAGACGCAATAGATCTATTTCCATACCTTTCGAATTCTTTTTCATAAACATCAGGTAGATATTGACTTAAAAAGTCAAAGCTAGTGATGTAGTTAGTCGATAATGTCGACTTTGTCGGCGCTGGCGTAATGGGTACATTAGCTGGCGTTGGTGACATTGTTACACTCATAATAATAATTTTTTAAAGGTTTCTAATTTCTTTTTTTAACTCTTAAAGAAGATCCAGAACCACTGTCCACGACTCTAAACTTAGTTCTACCGTCATCTGTTTGCCCTGTATTTGCTTTTACGGTCATATCGATGTTTTTTGTTTCTTTAACAATCCCATCGACTGCACTCGCTTTTCCAAGCTCATAAAAATACTTGGCGAACTGATCAGGTTGAGAAGCTATCGTCATTGCACGATGATAACCAGCAGTGTCTTTTATATATCCGTCGTTATCTAAAAATTTATTGACGAACTTAGTGAGGCTAGCAGTTTGTTTTTTTGCAGAATCCTTGTCGTTTATCTTGTAAACTTGTTTGCTGTCACCTAAGTCAAACTCGAAACCTTCGATCTGATTGTACAACTTGTCGGTCTGCTCAACAAAATATTGCCCCCTTTTTTTAGTTAAAATATCCTGCTTCTCCTGGTCCTTCTGATATTCACTATAAAAACTAAAAGCTTTTTTATATTTTTCGGGTACTTCCTCTGTTGACTCAACAGGAGTATAGTAATTATCCTTCAAGCTATTAAAATGCTTCTTAGCTTTGTATATAGTCTCTTTCAAATCAAGCTTTTTCTTTCTGGCAATATTATCGTCATCATCATCTTTAGAAATAAAATTACTTTCTATATAAAACGAAATATCTTCTTCATCAAAATGAGGTTTGTCTTCTTTTATGTATTGACGTAATAAATCTGATTCATTCATTTCGTCGTAATTTACATTTAGCTTGACATAGTCATCCATCCCTCGCCCAGTCTCTTCTTTAAATTTTAAAAAAGACTTTACGTCTTCTGGAAGCTCAACTTGTTTTTCTTCACTATTTGAAAGAACATCTTTTTGAGGCTCTTCACGAACCTCATCTTTCACAACAGGAGCTTCAACTTCTGGTTCTTCTTTTTTTTCTTCAGAACCTTTCACCTCTTCAACCTGCTCTTTTTCAGGCTCCTTTTGAGTTTCCTCTACAGAATCCTGTGTTTTTTCTTCAACCTTAACCTCCTCTTCTTGTGGAGCTTCAGATTTTACTTTTACTTCTGGTGCGTCTTCATCCAGAACTTTTACTTTTATATCCGCCATTTTATTAAATTAAATTTATTAAACAAAAATATACATTTTTATAATACATTTTAGCTAAGTAATTGATCTACTATTCCTTGTGTATTATTGCTAAATTCTTGCTCTGGTTTATTTCCTTTTCTTTGCTCAATCAGCTTTGATTGGTTTTCACTTTGCTGATCAACTCTCTGGTCTTTTCTATCTTCTCTATTTTTTTCTCTACTAGAAAGCTGTGCTAATTCTGTTTGTTTCGACATCATTGACATTTCTAGCTTTTGTTTTTGAAGCATCATATCTAGCTCTGCTTGTTTTGTCATTCTTTGTATTTCAAGCATAGCTTTTTGTTTTTCCATTTCTAATTCTGACTGCATTTTAAACTGCATTTCTTTTATTTGATTTGCAGAAGCTGCTTCAGAAGACTTTACATTTGATTCTGTTTGCATTTTTATATTTGCTTCTTTCTTTTTCAAATCTAAAATCTCTTTTTTATCTTTTCTGATTTTAAGTAAAGCATTAGAAAGTTTTATATTTCTTATGTTTCTTATATCAATAGCATCATTCAAATCAATCATTTGTTTTGATAAAGCTAATTGAATACTCTGCTCCAGCATACCTCTTTCTTCTTCGTCTGGGTGTAATTCAATTTCAATTCCAAAATCATGCAGATGTATGTCTTTTATATCATCAATTATAGCAACTGATTTTGATCCAATCATATTCATTAATGATTCTCTCATATCGGTATATTCCAGCATATCTGAAAACCTGTAAGCCACACAATCTATTAATCTTTTTGTCAATCTTAATCCTGAATCTAAAACATGACGAGTAGCTGTATTTGAATTTAAAGCAGCTAATTTTTGGACTCCTACTAAAGTTTTTGAGTCTGGCATAGATCCATCTCTAGCTTCATTTATACCAGTTACATCTCTAATCATAGCTATGTAATGGTTATACATTCCTATCAAAGAGCTGATTTTTGCATTAGACCCTGAGCTAGTTAATTCTTGAACAGGTATCTTAGCATTATTAAATTCACCATCTTCTGTAAAACTACGACCAACAACGCTTCCTGTTTGAAAATACATATTCAAAGCTTCATTAGGATTATACATTGCTCCATTACCTAAATCAACACTAGCTATCCCATCTAAATCTAAGTAAACTCCATCTGGAATCATTTTAGAAATTACTTGTTGCAGTTTTAAATGTGTCAATTGTATTTGGTCTGCAAATGGAATCATTCTTTTTACTAAAGAATCTATTTGTCCTCTGTACATTTTAGGTGCACTTAAAACATATGGCGCCAAAACTTTTTGTATCCCTGACTTTGGACGAACCATATTTTTCATTAAATCCCATTTTAATACTGTATTTGTACCCAAAACAATAACACCTTCATACCAAACATCTATTCTTTTGGATTTTTTTTCAAATCTTGCAGCTTCAGTTTTTGGTGGATTAAAATTTTCATCTTTTCGTATAGCTCTTCTTCCACCATTATTATTTTCTTTTACTTTATAAATTATATTTTTATCTGTTTTATAACAGAAATACAACAAAGTTGCGGTGTTTGAATCGAAATTATCTGTTTTGTATCCCCCTCTAATACCCTGATAAGCATCCCATTTTGCACTAAGCTTAGATATATCTTTTATCTCTTCTTGCGTTAAAGAAGGGTCTAATTTTTTAAGTTCTGTAATGTTAACATTTTTTACTTCGCCAAAATAATAACAGTCGTTAAAATTAGGATCTTCTGTTGGAGAATGAACCATTTGAGTAGGATCCACATATTCAATTTTAATTCCATCGTGAGTATTAAAAGAGTGTTTTACAGCTGATAATCCTAAAACCGTTGCATCTTCATCTATCTGTCTTTTAATTAATTCATAATCATTAACATCTAATATTGCTTGTAAAGCTTTTTCTTCTGCTACTTCTATCTTTTGCTTGTATGATAATTCCATATGCAGTTCAAGTTCCTCATCAGAATCTGGTAAAGTTGCTTGGTCTGTTGAAAAAAGATTATCTCCACTAGCTTGTTGTAAAAATTCAAGAGACTCTCTAGCCAACATATCTTTTTCAATAGTGTTCTTATAATTGTCTCTTCTTGATCTTGCTACATCATCTATAGCCTCAACTTTAATATCAAACAACCTGTTTGACATACCATTTACTACTACATCTACAAATTTTGGAACTATAGGAACAGGAGTCCAGTCTAAATTAAGATATGACGTGTCTCCATTTATTGCTAATTCGTTTTTATACTTTTGAACAGATTGCTCACCTCTAGCGTATTGCCTTAGTTTATGAAAATTATCTCTGTTGTTGTAAAAACGAGCAGCGCCATTGTCTTTTCTAAACCACTCTGATTCTATAGCCTTACCTACAGATAGCCCATATTCCTTTGTCTTTTTGACAGAGTCAGAAGCTAACTGATCTGGAAAGGATATATTGGCAATTTTAAAATCGTCGTTTAGCATATTGCTATTTTATAATTTCGCTATTCAGACCTGAGTTGTCGTACTTTGCAAAGTTAACACTTATTTTGCTACGCTTTTTCTCAGGCTTAGTTATGTATCTCTGATTTGCCATTATAGCTAAACCAGAACTTATTGTTGCATCAAACTTAGTTCTATTAAATATATTATAGTTTGACCAGTCTTTAAGGGTTCTCATAAAATACATTTTTTTACCTACATCTCCCATTTCTCTGTACGCTCCAACAGCATCTACACCAACATTTCTTTCGATATACGCTTCAATTGCTTCTGCATGAACAGAAATAACTGGCTGTGATGATGGTATCCCACCTAATTCTTTTTCTGATTTTGATAAATCATTCTTTAATTTATCTGGACGATTCATAGCAAATGCTCTATAACCTCTATTTTTTAAATAATATAACAATCTAGGTTTGTTATTTTCAACTAATATTGGCATGCCGTAAAAATGACAAGCCATCAAAACATCTTCATAAAACAATTCTGCTGTTTGAGGTCTTGCTATGTATTCTAAAAAAAACAACTCTGATGGTGCATTGTCAAAATTTACTTTTGTCAAACCATGCAGAGCTCCTTTAGATCCGCTACCTCCAACTACTCCAGAAATGTCGTAACTGTCACAACCAAAAGAACCAATATGAACATTAAGTGGATAATATTTGTTATTGTCTCGACGCACATTGTTTTTTAATTCTTTAGGTGGCAACCAAGTTACATAAAATTTCCCATTTCTTGTTGGTGTCCACACAACATTTGTTCCTCTCTCTCCATTTTCCCAATGAAAATCTCCTCTATCAACATAACTATATGTTCCGTTTGTGTCATTATAATCTATTTGCTCGTATATTTTTTGCAAATTAAATAAACTATTTTTGGACTCATCTCTAAAAGCATGGTTCTCTGACCTTGGAAATTGCCTATAAAATTCATTCAAAGCATCAGGATCTCTTTTCAAAGATTCTACTTCATTTTCCCAATAATCTAAAACTCCTTGATAAACGTATTCTCCATGAATATCAACAACTGGGGTCTCTGGAGTCCTGAAAACAGGATGACCGTACTTATCTAAAAACCCTTCCATGTTCCATTCCATGGGAATAAATAGGTTATACAATCCTGTTTTTGTTTGACCATTAGCATTTCTTTCTAAAGGATTAGAATCGTAAAATAATTTTTTAAAATTTGCCCCACCTTTATCTAAAGAGTTAGACGTAGAGCCCATCATACATTTTCCTATAACCCTTCTTCCTAATCGAAGACAAGTTTTAGTGACACGCCAACTGTTGAGGATATTATCTGGACGTTCCCACTTGCCAGATTCATCATGTACAAGGAGTCTAAGCTTTTCTCCATCGTAGGAGTTGTCTCCAGTATTTTTCCAGTCAATTGTGGTATCGAGTCCTGCCAACTCATCTGTTTGCTTTTGTTCAATGTTTTTTCTTGTAAGTTTTGATGCTGGCACTCTGTAGGCAAGTTCTGTTTTAGGTCTATCCATTCCGTCTTGTATTGGTTTGAAGAAGAAGGGGTAGTTTGTAGATATTGGTACAACCTTGTCTGTAAACATCTTTTTAGCATCAGCTCCAGATTTGGACAATATCCCAAACCGTGCATCGGAAGTAATTGTTGCTTGAGCGACGGATTCTGCTGAAGACATAAAAGAGAAGCCTGACCTTCTGTTTTTAAGATAGCACATTCCATAAGACCTGTTGTCGGCTTTACACGCCTCCCAGTAAATAAAGAATATTCTATTAGATTCTCTGAACTCTGGGAGCCCAACATCAATCTTGGTCCATTGCAAGTACATGTAATGAGAGCCAGTAATATAAGTATTAACACCGTTGTTTTTAAACCAATAACCATTTTCTCTTCTTTCGAATTCATTTTCGATGTAATCAACCCATGATTCTTTGAATGCAGACGAGTACTCATTCCATTGGAAAACGGTCTTAATCTTAAATAATTCTCTTGGATATTCTTTTGCTTCCCAGTACTGCTCTGACGTTTTTTTGCTTCTAGACTCAACCTTTTTTGGTTGCAAAGGTAAAGCTATTTTCAATCCATTTATGTTGATTACATCACCAATCTTTCCGTTTTTGGATATCACAACTACATCATAATCAGGATTATATCCATAATTCCAAGATGAGTTTTTGTTTTTCTTATTTTTTTCTGCCTCTGATATACTACCTATGACAGTAAAAAGACTAAGACTTTCTGCCTCTCGATTCAGCAAAACCTTTGAAGGTTTCTTCTTTTTTAGAATCTGCTGACTCTCCATTTTCTAATTTTTCTTTTTCTACTTCTATCCTACTTAATATTTCAAAAGCATCAAATATTGCAAGTTTTTTTGTAGCAGCTGCATTTTTTAATCTATCTGCCGCTAAATCTTCTGATGGATCATCAGTAATTATTTCATCATGCGCAACTTTAATAAGCTCTTCAACAGCCTTTTCTCCTGCATCAATTACTCTTTGTATAGTGTTTTTTATATCTTTTTTCATCTATAACTATTTCATGCCATAGTACTTGTGCTAATTTAACTTGCTCAGGATCTTGTCTATCAATGTCCTTCGTCAACTTCCTGTAGACCTCCATTTGTGCTTGTCTCTGTCCAGCGCATCCCATCATCAAGAGGATGAAAGCTGGAATAATAATTTTTTTCATGTTGTTTGTGTGTTTGCGCCATAATTATAGCGTTGGTTAGTTTGTCAATACTTTTACGTATTTCTTTCAGTTCATTTCTTAATCCGTTAGATTTTATTTTTATTTCCTTGCTCATTTATTTAGATTTAGATGTAGCTTCTAAAAAGCCTTTTTCATATTCAAGTTGTTTCTCTATTTGAAGTATACGTGCTTCGAGTCGTTCTATAATTACTATTTTTTCATCTAATCTTTCATGGACTAAATGTATCTCATCTTTCAACGATGTAAATTCAGAAAATATACCACCTGCTGCGAACACAGCAGCTACGAATGATATAACTATAGATATGTTGTTTTTTAGAAACGTATCAGCCATTACTTATTTTTTTTTGCTGGTTTATTTCTTCCGTTTTTTTGTGCACGAGTACAATGACTATATTTGCCTCTTCTGTTTAATGATTTTCCCATTCAACTAAATTCAACACATATATCTTTTCTTCTCATCCTATACAACATTTCACCGTCTATTTCAAATTCATATTCGCTGTCCTTTGTATATCCTATTTCCATCCCATCTGTCAGCCCCTGACTAATTAAATTGTCATTTGTATATTTTATTGTTCCTTTATGAAGCTCGTATGCTCCTAACGAAACTTCCATATTCTCCTCGTCTTTCGGAGAGACAAAACAATAATCATCAAAGCTAACCCAGTTATTATTTTTTTTAACAAGATAAATTTTATTAGATGATACAAGATACAAATTATCTTTGAAATACTCAGAGCTCTTCCTTTCGTTGCCTTTTATATCGTAGTAAGAACGAAAAACATTGTGGTGTAAAACCACTTCATCCCCTTCTTTTAAATCACCTGAATAAGACAAAGGAGTTTTTTCTATAATGCCAAAACGATTTACATCTTTTGCATTTTCTATTGAAGATGTAATTATTACACCGTTTTTTTCTCTATTGTATTCTTGATTGTTTCTTGGCTTTACTAAGAAAGATTTTGTGGGCCTAAAAGTTAACATTATATTCTATTGTAATTGGAGTATTTATACTAAAAAATTTCCATTTTTTTATTTCTTCATTTTTCTGTATCCACAAATGATATCCCTCTTCATCCTGAGATACAGCGTGGATCTTCCATGAACCACCCATAACATCTTGATCAACAACATAATGCATAGCATTTTTGTAATCTGATCCAATAGAAATTTTTCTAATATAATTCATTTAATTTTATTTAATTGCTAAATATATATAATCTGTACCATTTATATTATGCCAAGTACCAGTACTATTTACAGTGAATTTATTAGTACCTAAAAGAAAAGAAGTTGCACTACTATCTTCAGTATTGCTAAGATGTGGATATAATTCATAATTACCACCTGGTGTTGGTCTTTGATTATCTATTATTATCCATCCTGTAGCACCTACACCTTTGACTAATAAAAATGAAGGGCTAAAATCTAAAGCAATTTCAAGGCCTGAAACTCCCGTACCAGTATATTTGCCGACTTTACTATGGCCCGTAATTGTACGGAAACAATAACTTATATATTGATTTGATGAACTTTTATTCATCTCGTTTGCAGAAGAAACACCTACTTGAAAAGTATCTGTTGAATATGCTTGATAAAAGGTAGATGAATTTGCTTTTGCATAACCTGTAAATGTAAAATAATCATTAATACTAAGCCCAGAAATATTACCAACGCCTATAACCCAAGAGGTTGCATTAGATAACCCTTTAGTTATAATCATCTCTGGAGAACCTTGTAGCCCATGCCCAATTTTTGCGCCGTTTACTCCTGTACCTGTCCATTTAACCACACTAAATCCAGCAGCGGGATTTGCACTAACTAAACTTGTAATACTACCATTATTATTTATAGAAGCTAAATTTCTATCGTGATCGGCTGCTTTCCAACACCAAGCTACATAATCAGGTGGAGTTCCTGAATAAGCACCCCCTGAAGCTCCGTTTACTCTATACCCCCCATTTGATACATCTGTTACTGTAAAACCATTATCATTAAATGCAGTAACACCATATCCTGCTGCATCAAAGGCAGCTGTAGTACTATTGCTTTCTAAAAAATTACTTATACCTCTAACTGAATCAAAAAGTGTTGGTTGTCCTGCTGAACTATTTCTTGCTTTTGTCCAAATTAAATCAGGTTTAAAATCTGTTTCAATATCTTGTGTACTACCATTCCCTGTATAAGTAACAACATCAAAGCTATCTGCTACTGTAGGAGTAGTAGTATCAGGGTCTGCTGCTATTGCTAAATATATGTATGTCCCACCACTTGCGTTAAATGGTTGATAAGTGTTTTCCAAAGAAAAGCCATTACTTAAAAAATTAACATCATATACCCCACTTTGAGAAGCAGTAGATTCCGTGTCAGTAGTATCCGCCCAAAGAACAACATCTCTTGGGTTTTGAGTATCTCTTTTGTTGTCTATTATATTCCAATTACTACCAGATGTGTTTGTTTGTTTAATTAGCAAAAATGCAGGTTCAAATCCTGTATAAATAAAATTTTCAGGCGTTCCTGTCCCAGTATAAGAACCTATACGCTGATAACCATCTATATTTGCAAAACAGTAGGCGATGTAGTCATTATTATTTAAATTATCAGCACTACCCCCTGAAAGTGTGAATAAACCCGATGTGGGTAAATTGCCATTCCAAACCTCTTGTGTAGCAAATGTTGTTGCAGCATCGGTTGTATTAAGTTCAAGGTATTGATATTCGCCACCACTTTGTCCTAATAGTTCAGAAAACACATACCAATCTTTAGTTGCATCTAAAAGTTTAACTATAATTAAGTCGGGAGCAGAAGAAAGTCCGTGTCCTACTGTTGTTCCTGCGGTACTATTTCCTGTGTATTTCACAATACTAAACCCAGATTCTTGTGATGCTCTTACTGTGCTCGCAATGGTTCCATCATTATTAGTTGTATTAGATGAAGCTGCTTTCCAAGCCCATGCTGCATACGTTCCGCCACTAGCATTTAATGAGCTTGATGAACCAATAAGATCGAACCCAAGAGTTGACGAAGTAATATCTATTGCCGATGAAAAATCGTCTTGTGAATTAGTGAGATTTGAGTAAACTGCGTAATTCCCTCTAATAGAATCCATATTAATATGAGAGACCGACGAATTTCTTCTTTTTATCCATATAAAATCAGGTTTAAACCCAAAACCTGTTATAGATTGATTTGAGTTTGTGCCACTATATAATACAGTATTAAAATAATCTTCAGGAGTTGTTATAGTATTAGCACATTGTACTTCGTTATAAAGTTTTGTAACTTCTGAAGCACTGATTGATTTATTAAATATTCTTACTTGATCTATTTTTCCATTAAAAAACTCTATATTAGATGCAGTATATGAAAACTGCCCTATCCAAGTTGGTCGTGTAGCTGTTCCTGTAAATGCACCACTTCCAGTAATTACAGGTGTTATATTTCCATCTACATATATATTATATGCTCCACTATTTAAAGTTAAAACTATATGATGCCAATTATTGTCTGCATAATTTACTGAGCCATTAATCGTGCCTGTACTTGCTTCAAATTTTATAGTTCCATTAGAATTTAATCCTAAATAATATCCTGTTTCACCGCTATTTGCGCCTCCATTATTTATTAAGGCTGCCGTTCCACTATGCCCTGCCGTTTTAAACCATAAAGAAACACTTATAGTAGATGAATTATTTGATGTATTATTTCCTAAATCTATTTTACTACTACTCCCATTAAATTTTCCAGCAAAACCATATTTACCTTGAACATTAAAATCAACATTTGTAGCTGTTCCATTATAAGAACCAGTTTCGTCTGAAGCGTCAGCCATTTTATAATATGCTACAGTAGACGGATTATCTATTGTCCCTGATGCTGCTGAAGTTGCGGTTTCGTTATAAAGACTATTTATTTCTGCAGAACTTAATGCTTTATCAAATATTCTAAATTGATCCATTAAACCATCAAAAGAAGCCGTAGTTGAACTACCAGTATTATACCAACCTATAGTATTAACACCACCAGATGTTGTATTTGATGTATTATTAGAAGTAAATCCTGAATTAGATCCTACAACAACGTTGTTTAAATATAATTTTACACCGTCTGTAGAGCTTTTTGTTAACACACAATGATACCATTGATTAGGTGAAACGGTAGTGCTTGATTGTACGGCACCACCAGCACCTGTTTCATAATAATATAATACATTATGTGAAAAAGTAAAATAAAAATAACCACCGCTATTTTGCTTTGCAGTAGTTAGAATCATATCATAACCTGATGAGGCTGATACACTATTTAAATAAACCCAAACTGAAACTGTAAAATTATTAGTAGGAAAATCTAAATTATCTATGTTAATATGAGATGTGTTTGAAGGGTTAAAGGAAGCAGCTTTTCCAAATTTACCTGTAGCATAAGTTATATTAGATGCAGTGCCATGATTGGCTGCATAAAGAGCTCTTGTGGCATTATAATTTTGTAAAACTTCAGTTGCACTTAAAGCGCTAATATAAAACCTTACTTGACCCACTTCACCATCGAAATCATATGCTCCGATATAGCCTCCTAATGATCCAATAAGCAAGTCTGCAGTGCCTGTTGTGTTTCCGTTTCCTGTAGCAGCAGCTGATCCTGCCAAAACCCCATTTATATATATAGATAGAAGTCCTCCTGATCCATCTGTATAAGTCATTACAACATGATTAAAAACATTTGCTTGTAATCTAACTGCTGTATTACTTGTTACTATAGAGGCGGCGACGCTTCCTGTACCTGTGCTACCATAAACCATTGCATCAATATCACCTTGCGCATCATTTAGCCTTGCATAAAATTTACTACCACTCGATCCATCATGTATTGCAAATAAATGGTCTACGGCAGTTAAGTTGTCTGGTTTAAACCACCCCTCTAAAGTATAGTTAGTAGCACCATTAAATGTTGTATTTGCGTCTATTTGTAAATAATCGCTAGCCCCATCTAAATCAAATCTACCGTTACTTCCTGAAGGATTACTGTAAGTTGCAGTACCATATTTAGTTGCATCATCGGTATTTGAAGCTGAATTAGATATTGTTGCTCCACTTGAATAGCCATTTACATCTAAATCGATTATTTTATAAGAGCTTACTGTAGTACCAGCAGTATATGCAGTATCATTTGCATTATCTTCAAACCTATATAAGGCTGTAGATTGAGTTGAACCTGGGTCTAATATTTGAACAGTATCTGTTGTACAAGCTCCAGCTCCTCCAGTATTGATTAGTCTTTTACCTAACATTTATTCAGGTTGTTCGGCTTGCTCAGTAAAAGTATAAGTGTATTTTAATATTGCCTCTACATTATCAAGCGCATTAACTTCTGTTTCTAGAGCATCTACTTTATCTCTAATTTTTTTTCTATCTGCAAGAACACTGTCTGGTATTGCTGTCCCTAATTCAGATTTCCTGCTCGAATACCAATCTGTAGGAGCTAATAAATGATTTGCTTCTGACTTAATTCTAGAAATAATACTCGCTTTTAAATTGTCTTTATTATATACTGGTGTTGTTTCTCCTGTTTCATTTCCCTCTTCATCAAGAACAGGTATTGTAGCATCAAAGTCAATATTAGAAACTGTGTAGGTAAATACATTATTATCGGCATCCCAAAATATGGGAGATAGCGTTTGCGATATTTTATCATAATCTGGTGTAACAACATCATAAAAACCATAATCCTCTTTGTTTGTGCAAAGCCTAAAATTCATATGCACACCTTTTTCATCCTCCCATTTATTTGGAAGACGATTAAAAGTTTGTATTGTTCCGTTTTTATTTATTGCTACCATTATGTTGCTTCTTTTGATATTGTCATAAAATATTCAGCTGCTCCAGTTTTAACTATTTGTATAAAATTAGTTGCTGCTGTATCGTATTCTCCAGCAACAATCTTTGTTCCTGTTGGCCAAGTAATAGTATAAGCTCCAGATATAACTAAATCTTTAACCATACCTATTTCATCATTTGAATAAGTAAATGTTGTGGCTGCACCTAAAGTTTTTGTAAACACTTGAGAAGAATCCCAATCAATAGCAGTTCCAGATATTACTGAAGTTCCTTTGAATCCAGCATATAATTTTTCTTGTGTGATTGTAGAATCACTTAAAACGCTACTTGTTACTTTAGTTATTGCCATTTTTTATTTTTATTCAAATTTACAAAATTTATCAGTTATCTATTTCTGTCCAAGTTTTATCATTTTCGTTCCACAAATTTATTTTATCATTTTCTGGTCTTTGTATTGGAGCCTCCCAGTTGCAGGTGTCTTCGTTTAAAACCCAACTATCATAAGGTTTAGGGGGAATAAATGCATCTCTTTGTTGATCATAAGTGTATCCTACGGCTGCATAATTCTTTCTAAAAGGAGTGCCACCTAGAAGATGTTTTCCAGATTTAGTATTATAAGATGTTCTTTTACAAACCTGCTTGAACATATCTTGATAAAAAAGCTCCCAATTTGTGTCTGTATCACCTTCATCTTTTCCTGTAATTACTTTTGTAACTACATTAGACATATTTAAAATTGCATAGTGTGCCATAATTTTTTAACTAAATTGTATATTTCCATTTCCGCTTTTGAAAACCGTAACACTAGTGTCGTTAGTTGTTGTTGTAGTTTCCGTATAAGTGCTAAAGGTTAATCCGCCGCCTGGATTTGAAATCGTAACGCTAGATGGATATCTTATTATAACCACTCCAGATCCACCAGTTCCACCTACACCTGAAGAGGGATTGACTTCTCCTGAAGCACCTCCGCCACCTCCTCCTGTATTATCTGTTCCAGGGGATCCATTACCAGGGTAATTTGATTGAGCAGTTCCTTCTCCTCCACCACCTTTTCCAGGTATTGTATCATTACCAGAAGTGTAGCTGCCACCACCGCCACCTCCAGCATACCATATTTCTGTTCCATTTAATGGCTGACCTACACTAGCGTTTACTGCATTTGCATAATTTAATATAAGAGAATTTATGCCGTCACCACCATCTCCATCAGTTGCACCAGTGCCTCCAGCTTGGCCTGCAGCACTAGCACCACCACCACCTCCACCACACTGGTAGCCTACCGAGTATGTCGCTCCAGCTCCACCAGCATAACCTTCAACAGGGTTATAATTTCCTTCATTACCAGCCCCACCAGCACCTCCAGTCGGAGCACCACCTCCACCACCACCAGATCCACCAGTACCTCCAGCTGTTCCAGTGCTAGACGTATATATACCACCTCCACCACCTCCTGTAGACGTTATACTAGCAAATGTAGAGTCTGTACCTTTTGTACCATTAACGTTACTGGCACCAGCACCCCCAGGACCAACAGAAACAGCATAAGGTGTGCCTCCGTTTAATGTGAGCGCATTAACAGATCCTACTCCATAAGAAGTTCTTAATCCTCCAGCACCACCTCCACCTGCTCGATAGGATCCACCTCCACCACCCCCACCAGCAACAACTAAATAATCTACATCAAAAGAAGGTATAATTAATGTTAAATTATCGGCAGTCCACCCTTTAGCGGTGTTTTGGTATACTAAATTTATAGTTGCATTGTTTGTGGTATTTTGATAATCGTTTGTAGTTCCTTGTATTTTGTCACTTGATGTTAATATTATTTTATTGGTAGCAAAAGTCCCTGCGTAATCTTGAAATACAATTTCATCTCCTGAGCTAGGTGAAGTAGGTAAAGTCACAGTTACTGTGTTTGAGGTAGTATCAACAAAATATCCCTCTCCAGCAACTGCTGTAAAGTTAGTTGTTTTAGGAGCTGACTGCCAATCAGTTCCTAAAGACCCATCTATTAATTCTCTTTTTACTTTAGTTTGTGCCATCTATCCAAGTTTTATTATCTTCATTCCATTCATATGGCTTATCATCAGAAGGTATTTCTACAGGGGCTTTCCATAAGCATGTATTCTCGTCTAATGTCCAACTAGGAAATGGCTTAGGTGGGATAAATGCATCTCTAGCATAGTCATAAGTATATCCAATACCAGCATAATTTTTTCTAAAAGCAGTTCCTCCATCTAAATGTTGTCCTCCTCTTGTATTATAAGATGTTCTTTTACAAACTTGTTCTCTTATATTACCATAATGTATTTCCCAATTTATAGGGCCATCTGTTTCATCTTTACCTGTTATTACTTCGGTAACGATATTCTCCATATTTAAAAAAGCGTAATGTGCCATAATTATTAACTAAATTGTACATTTCCAGTTCCTGCTGTAAATGTTGTTATTTTATATGCTCCAACCAAAGCGGTAGAACTTGTTAAACCAGATCCTATTGTAAGTGTTATATTACTTGTATATTTTAGTATTACAACACCAGATGAGCCATTTCCTGAATCTACCTGAAGATGTCCACCGTCACCGCTATTAGGATTACCTGTTCCATTAGCACCTCTAGATCCATCACTGCCTCCCCAACCTCTTTTACCACCACCTCCAGCGGCATAATATACATTAGAACCTGTAATGGTTGCAAGTTTCGCAGCTCCTCCAGTTGCACCAACTAAACCAGTTGCATTTGCTCCAACACTACCAGCACCACCCCCACCAGCACCAGCTATACTCAAACCATTTCCTACTTCATCTCCACCATCATATCCGTGTACTACAGGACTTGTTACAGCATGACCTCCATAATTATCTTGGTCATTACCACCTGCACCACCACCAGAGCCACCATCTGCACCATCACCTGTTGCATCACTAGCACCACCGCCACCACCACCTTCAGAGGTTATAGTAGCAAAAGTAGAATCAAAGCCATTATTTCCTGCAATTGAACTTGTAACCCCAGCTCCTCCTCCACCTACTGTTACGGTATAATTTGTTCCAGAAGTTACAGTTATTGCTGTATCAGAAGATTGTCCTCCTCCTCTGCCATCTGTTGAAGATCTAAAACCTCCAGCACCACCTCCACCACCATAGTATTCACCATAAGATCCGCCTCTACCAGAGCCACCTCCTCCAGCAACAACTAAAAAATCAATAATCATAGCAGTTGTTGTAATATTATCAGCAGTCCAGCCTTTCGTATTATTTTGATATATTAATCTTACAGTAGCATTTGCTGTAGTGCATTTATGATTATCTGTAGTTCCTAATATTTTTTGACCACTAGCTTGTGCAAATATAATTTCATTACTATCAAAAGCACTTGCATAGTCTGTAAAATGTATTTCATCTCCAGCACTACCTGTCGGCAGTGTAACTGTTACAGCATTTGACGAAGTATCAACAAAATATCCTTTTCCTGCATCAGCCGTAAAGTTTGTTGTTTGTATTGTTGATTCCCAATCAGTACCAGCTGCAGTTTGATTTCCAATTGTTATGCTATCAAAAGCCATAACCTCTACTGTAAATCCAGTTTGAGGCGCAGTGTTAAATGTTATTTGATTTCCTGATATACTGTAAGTTGATTTCTCTTGGTAAACACCTTGTATAAATACAAATGTTTTTGCTTCATCATCAATACTTTGTGATAAT